CTCAGTCGAAATTATCCTAGAAGCCGAAATAGACATGGATAATGAATTTGATGACAACCTTGCAGAAATTTTAGATGACCGCGTCCTAAGCAAGATTGCAACAGAACTGGTTGAATTGGTTGAGGCAGACATTGCCTCCCGCAAAGACTGGGCAGAAACCTTTGTTAAAGGTCTTGAAGTTTTAGGTTTAAACTATGAAGAGCGCACCGAACCATGGAACGGCGCTTGTGGAGTTTACTCCACCGTTCTAACAGAAGCTGCTATCCGCTTCCAGTCAGAATCCATCATGGAGACATTTCCTGCTGCCGGTCCAGTGAAGACTGAGATTGTTGGCGCAATTGATCGCCTGAAGGAAGAAGCTGCCGAACGCGTGCAGGCTGATATGAACTTTAAGCTCACCGAAGAAATGCCTGAGTATCGCCCAGAGCATGAGCGCATGCTGTATTCCTTGGGGCTGGCTGGTGCTGCATTCAAGAAGGTTTATTACGATCCAGCCATGGAGCGTCAAGTCGCAGTGTTCATTCCTGCCGAAGACATGATTGTCCCGTATGGTGCTTCTAATCTACAAAACGCAGAACGTGTTACTCACGTCATGCGTAAGACAAAAAATGAAATGCGTCGACTGCAAGTCAGCGGTTTTTACCGCGATGTTGACTTGGGTGAACCCGTCCAGCTTTTGTCAGACATTGAAAAGAAAAAAGCCGATCAGCAAGGCTACAAAGCCACTGATGATGATCGCTACCAGCTTCTTGAAGTCCATGCATATTGGGACTTGGAAGGCTTTGAAGATGAAGATGAAAACGGCGAAGCTACCGGTATCGGTCTGCCTTATGTCATCACCATCGACCGCGGCACAAACAAAGTTTTGGCTGTCCGCCGTAACTGGTTGGAAGATGATCCTAAACGCACCAAGCGCCAGCACTTTGTAGACTATTGCTACATCCCCGGCTTTGGTTTCTATGGCATGGGTTTGATCCACATCATTGGTGGATATGCCCGTGCAGGAACATCTTTGATTCGCCAACTGGTAGATGCCGGTACACTAGCCAACTTGCCCGGCGGTTTGAAGACTCGCGGTGCACGTATCAAGGGTGACGATACGCCAATCCAGCCCGGTGAATTCCGTGACGTGGATGTACCAAGCGGCGTGATCAAAGACAACATCATGACGCTCCCATACAAGGAGCCAAGCAACACGTTGTTAACGCTGCTCAATCAGATTACAGAAGAAGGCCGTCGCCTTGGCTCTATCTCTGATATGAAGATCTCTGACATGAGCGCAAATGCGCCTGTCGGTACAACCTTGGCGTTGCTGGAACGCACGCTCAAGACCATGGGCGCAGTTCAGGCTCGTGTGCATTACTCGATGAAGCAAGAGTTTAAACTACTCAAAGGCATCATCCGTGATTACACGCCAGCGGATTATGACTACGATCCACAAGGCAATGATCGGCAAGTTAAGCAAGCTGATTACGACATGGTGGAAGTCATTCCTGTGTCTGATCCTAATAGCTCCACAATGGCTCAAAGGATCATGCAGTATCAGGCTGTTATTCAGCTGGCCCAAGGCGCACCACAGATCTATGATTTGCCTTTGCTGCACCGCCAAATGATTGAAGTTCTGGGCGTAAAAAACGCAGATAAATTGATCCCCGGATCAGATGAGCAATCGCCAAAAGATCCAATCAGCGAGAACATGGCTTTCCTCAATGGCAAGCCAACCAAAGCTTTCATTTATCAAGATCACGATGCACACATTGCGGCGCATACCGCATTCATGCAAGATCCAATGATTGCCGCGCAGATTGGTCAAAATCCAATGGCGCAAAAGATCCAAGCATCTGCCATGGCGCACATCGCAGAGCATTTGGCATTCTTGTACCGCAAGAAAGTCGAAGAGCAAATTGGTGTGCCATTGCCAGCGCCAGATGCCAAATTGCCAGAGGACGTGGAGGTGCAAGTCTCTCGTCTGGTGGCTCAAGGAGCAGCGCAGTTGTTGCAGCTTAATCAAGCACAAGCACAACAACAGCAAGCACAGCAGCAAGCCCAAGATCCGTTGGTTCAGATGCAACAAGCTGAACTCCAGCTTAAGGGTCAGGCAGAGCAAACGAAGGCTCAGAAAATTGCTGCAGACATTGAGATTGCAAAAGCCAAGCTACAGCTTGAGAACAAGCGTATCGACACGCAAGCTCAGACTGACATGGCCCGTCTGCAAGCTCAAGAGAAACAGCAAAACCAAAAGGTCCAAGTTGATTTGTTTAAACGAGGTAGCTAATCATGTATAAAGATCAGTCTTTTAAATATCTTTTATCTGATCTTCGTGAGAAGGAAAGAACCCTTCTCGAAAGTCTTGGAAGTGGGGCAGCGCAAGACTACCCCGCTTATCGAGAGATGTGCGGACAAATTCGAGGTCTACTGTACGCACAGTCTTTAATAAATGACCTTGTTCGAAAACTTGAAAGATATGAAGATGAAGACTGAATTCGATGTCAGTGCGGTTGATTTATCGGGCTTGCTAAACAAGCCTGAAGTGGAGAAGGCAAAACAAGTGCCCGATCCCGCAACATATCACCTTCTTTGCATGCTTCCAAAAGCAGAAGAAGAATTAGGTGAGTCTGGCTTGTTGTATAAAACAGCCAGCATGATGCATCATGAAGAGCTACTTTCTCCAGTTTTGTTCGTTGCAAAAATGGGACCTGATGCGTTTAAAGACGAAAAACGTTTTCCTTCGGGGCCTTCTTGCAAGGTCGGGGATTTCATTATTACCCGTCCAAACAGCGGCACACGGATGAAAATCCATGGCACTGAGTGGCGCTTAATCAATGACGACAGCGTTGAAGCGGTGGTTCAAGACCCCCGCGGCATTCAACGTCCACACATGTAAGGAAGCAATATGGCTGAAATTGAAAAAACAGAATTTGAGTTTCCTGATGAAATCGAGGAAAAACAATCGCGCTTGGGCAGCAAGGTTGTAGAACCTGAGCCTGAAGAACCGGCAAATGAGCCAGAGATTGAGGTTGTTGACGATACGCCAGATGAAGACCGTGGCAGACAGCCCATGGCTACGCCTCCTGTAGAACCTACAGATGAGGAATTGAAAGCGTATTCCCAGCGCGACCGCACCAAACTTCGTGAATTTACCAAAGGTTATCACGACGAACGCAGGGCTAAAGAAGCAGCTTTGCGTGAAAAAGAAGAGGCTATTCGCATTGCCCAAGCAGTTTATGAAGAAAATCAAAAACTGAAAAGCAATGTGCATACTAGCCAAAGCGCCCTCTTGGAACAAGCTAAACGCGTTGTTACCCAAGAGGTGGACGAAGCAAAACGTCGCTATAAAGAGGCATACGAGGCCGGTGATGCAGATGCTTTAGTACAGGCTCAAGAAGATTTAACCACCGCAAAGATGAAAGCGGAGCGGGTAAATAATTTTAAGCCAACCCCTTTACAAGAGGAAAAAACTCCTGTACAAACCCAACATCAGCAAGCACCCCGTGTTGATACCAAGGCAGTGGAGTGGCAACAGTCCAATAAATGGTTTGGTAGCGACAAGGAAATGACCGGATTCGCGCTGGCGGTGCATGAGAAGCTGGTTAACGACGAGGGCATCGACCCTCAGAGTGATGAATACTACAGACGCATCAACGGACGTATGCGTCAGGTGTTCCCGGATAAGTTTGAGTCTGAGGAACCCGCTGATACGACGCAGCGTAGAAAATCAAATGTTGTTGCTTCTGCAACGCGTAGTGTCGCCCCTAAAAAGATTACATTAAGCGCCTCAGAAGTGGCTATTGCCAAGCGGCTTGGCCTTCCATTGGAACGCTATGCTCGTGAGGTTGCGGTATTAAGAAGGAAAGAAAATGGCTGAACAAATTCGTGAAAAAAGAGCTACAGAGTCCCGTAAAAGTTTTGAGCGTCCTACGAGCTGGACCCCTCCTGCGCTTTTACCCGATCCCAATCCTGAAGAGGGCTATGTCTTCCGCTGGATTCGTATCGCTACTCTTGGCAAAGACGATCCAACCAATATTTCCGGAAAATTACGCGAAGGCTGGGAGCCTGTAAAAGCTTCTGATCATCCTGAGATTCGTTTGTTTGGCACTGGCTCCGAAAACCATTTCCCAGACAGCATTCAAATTGGTGGTTTGATGCTTTGCAAAACACCGGTGGAGTTCGTACAACAGCGTGCTGCGTATTATCAGAAACAAACTGATGCGCAGATGCAGTCGGTGGACAACACTTACATGCGCGAAAATGACCCTCGCATGCCTATGTTCAAAGAACGTAGAAGCGAAGTCAGTTTCGGTAAAGGTTCTTAAATTTTTAGGAGTTTTAAATGGCATATCCAACTATTGATGCCCCTTACGGTTTTAAACCCGTAAATCTGATTGGTGGCC